GGTAAAACATGGTGGTTATTGGTTTAACAGTCAATGAAATATTAGAGATTCGGAAATACCGAACCAACTTCGCTCGTTAAAGCAAGACGCCACCATACGCCCTTCGGACACTCTTCCGGTCCCTGTTCATAAAATTCTATATCCATGCTTTTAATTCTTCACCCATTATCTCCGTAGCAATATTTATTTTCTTTCTTAAAGCTTTTACAATTCTTTCATCAACTGTTTCTTCACATAAAATATCGATATAGGTCATTGGTTTTGTTTGACCAATTCTATCAATTCTCGCTTCGGACTGTTGACGCTTCTCGAGGTCATATCCGTTAGAATAGTAAATCATGGTACTTGCAGCCGTTAAAGTTATCCCATAGCCGCCCGTAGAGGGGGTTCCAACAAGAAAGCGGCACTTAGGGTCGGACTGAAATTTCGTAATATTGTCTTGTCTTTCATCATTTGGAGTTTTACCGTAATAGTCTACAATCGAGTCATTCCCATATTCTTTTTTAATTGTGTCCATGATTGTTTGGACATCATATTGATAATGCGCCCATATAACCGCTTTGCCTTCTACTTCCTCTAACAAATCAGTTAGTTCGTCTAGCCGATTATTTTTAATAGTTTGAGTAGAGCCATCATTCGCCTTAAAGTGGCCGCATGTGATTTGATGAAGTCGCATCAACTGAGTTAATGCATTAGCAGTAGTTAATAATTTGCCATTCAACTGGGCTAAAGCCATTTCTTTCATTTGTTTATAAACCTTGTGCTGTTCTGCACTTAACGTAATGACCCTTTTCATAAAAGTCTTTTTTGGAAGGTCTAAACAATCATCTTTTAAAACCCTATACGAAAAAGGTTTTATTTTATCGGATAATTCCCCTAGATTCTTATAGCCAACTACAATTTCAACAGATCGACCATTAAAATGAGCTTTACGCATCACGGCGTATCGAGTTCTAAATGTATAATAAGAGGAATGGTCCAATAAATACTCATCTAAAAATTCACATTGTTTATATAAATCTAATGGAGATTTAGTAATAGGAGAACCTGTCATTATCCTACGATATTTTGCATGTTTTCCTAATGAGACAATATTCTTAGTTCTTTTAGCTCCAGGGTTTTTAATAGTCGTAGACTCATCAATAACCATATAAGTATTATGGGAATTTAAAAATCTCGCCGCAAACTCAACACCTTTCTTGGTACTAAAGGCTTCAACATTCATAATTAAAATATGAAGATCATGACCTGTTTCAAATAAAGTATTTAATAATTTCTGTTGTTTTTGATTAATCATCGCCTGCCACAAAACGGACACAGGTTTTATGTGATCAGCTAAATGTGTAGGTATTTCTTGAGAATACCAGTTTTTATAAACTCCTTTAGGAGCTATAATTAAGGCACCATTAATTTTGCCATTATCATAAAGCATAGCAATATTATCAAGGGCAACTTTTGTCTTACCAGTTCCCATTTCCATAAAGTATGCAAATACTTTTTTGTTCCAAGATTTTTCCAACGCAGTAGTTTGATGTGCGTAGGGTTTGGTCTTAAATTTATAATTCATCTTTTTTATACTTTCTAGTTGACAATATAAACCTTTATCTCTATAGTGTCAAGCATGAAAGACAAAGCGATAGTATATGTTATTCAAGAAATCCCAGGCACTGCAGAAGGTAGGCCTAAAATTAATATAATGGGCGCTCAAAAATATGGCGACATTAAGGTCTTATTAAAAGAAGACTCGCAAATTATTTTTAGTCCTGGTCCAATAATTTTTTCTCTTAGACAAAAATTAAAAAAGTTTAAGGCAGAAGATTATTTACTACTTACAGGCGATCCAGCCATTATAGGCGTTGCATGTTCTGTAGTCTCAGATATAACCAATGGTAAATACAATTTACTGAAATGGGACCGACAAGAAAGAACATACTATCCAATTAAAATCAATCTATACGAGAAAGGAGAAATTGATGAATAAAAGATACCATAGATTAAAAGAAAGATTAAAATATACTGAAACCTCTATTGAAAATTTTTTAGATGTGGAAAAACATAGAGCCATTTCCAAGCAAGCTAGAAAAGCGCTCAATAAAGATAAACCTTTTTTAGGATTTATTTTTAGGATTATATATCTACCTACTAGAATTTGGGGATTTATTTCTGATACATTGTGGTGGAATCGATATCGTAAATGGTGCAAAGAAGTAGAACTTATAAAAAAGGAGTTAGAAAGTTATGAATGAAAACCTACAAAAAATGTTTGTTGAGGATGCACCTCAACAGGTGGACGAACTAGAAAATGTTAGAAGTCTTTCTAACTACGTAATTGATCTTCAGAGATTAGAAGGAGAAATAGTAAAAGAAGAATCTCTTTTAAAACAAAAGAAAGAGAGAGCAGAGAAAATTTCTGAGGAAGTTATTCCTGAAATTATGGAATCAATGAAATTAAAAACTCTTAAACTTCAAGATGGTTCTGCCATCGAAGTTAAAGATATTTATAGCGCAACTATTCCTGTGGCAAACAGGGAAGGCGCTTACCAATGGCTTCGAGAAAATGACCTAGGTGATCTTATTAAAAATGAGATTACTGTTTCCTTTGGTCGTGGCGAAGATAACAAGGCAAGTGAATACACTAGCCTTGCAGAGAGTAAAGGATATCAACCTTCACAAAAACTGAAAGTTGAGCCTATGACTCTTAAAGCACTGTACAGAGAGCGAGTTGAAGCAAAGCAAGACTTGCCTTCTGAACATTTTAACCTGTTCAAGGGAAACAGAACAAAAATAACAAGGAGCAAATAACATGTCACAAGAAACAAGAGACGTTACAGTCAAAAAAGAAGGTAACTTACCAGCAACACTCAATTTCATTGAGGATGCTGGAGCAGGACTTGAGAATATAGATAAAGACGATTTAGCTTTACCTTTTCTTAAGTTATTACAAACAGGTTCGGATGAAACTAAAAAAAAACATGCGAACTATGTTGAAGGAGCAGAAGCAGGAATGTTCTACAATACAGTCACTAAAAAACTGTATAGTGGGGAAAAGGGTATTGAAATAATACCTTGTTTCTACAAACTAACATATCCTGAATGGGCACCTTTCGAACGTAAGGAAGGTAGACCTGTCAGCCCTGATAGAGGTCCTGAAATTTTAGCTAAAACTAAAAAGGATTCTACAGGAAAAGATGTTTTAGAGAATGGTAATCAAATTCTCAAAACAGCAAATCACTTTGTAATCATCAATGGAGAAAAACCAGAGAAGGCCTTAATGGCTATGAAATCTACTCAGTTAAAAGTGAGTAGAAACTGGAACTCTTTGATGCAAGATCAAATTGAAACTGATCCTAAAACAAATAAAAATGTTCCTGCACCAATGTTTTCTAGAGTTTATAAATTAAACTCTGTTGAGAACTCGGGTAGTTTTACTTGGCACGGATACAAAGTATCCCTGTTAAGAAAAGTGGATAATGCATCCATCTACCAGATGGCCAAAGATTTCCATAACTCTTTAAAAGCAAGTAACGCCAAAGCAGAAACAAAAGAAGAATCTAATTATTAGATTCCTCTAGTTTTAGAGGATAGGGGCAGCAAAGCGAGAGTGGAACTGCCCCCACCCGGGATCATTATGGAAAAAGAATTTATAGAATTGTTTAAAGGATATGAAGGAGACTTCGGCATGGCGGACATGTCCAATCCTTCACTAGACGCCGACAAGAATAAAATTAAACCAAATTATGAATGGGCGGGTCACCCGATTACAGACCGAGATTATCTCGATCATTTAGCTGGAAAAAAATCGATTGGAATTCAACCCTGTCGAATAGATAAAACTGTCCAATTTGGATGTATTGATGTAGATCCACCGGATTATGGTACATTTAAAATAGAAAAGTATTTAGCTTCAATTCAACATCACAAACTTCCTATAGTTCCAATTTTATCTAAAAGTGGGGGACTACATTGTTATGTGTTTTTAAAAGAACCTATTCCAACCATTGATTTAATAGAGGCATTAAAAGCTTTTCTGATTCCTCTAGGATTAAAACCTACTACCGAGGTTTTTCCCAAACAGAAAGAATTACAGAAAGATAATAAAGGAGACATAAAACCGGGGAACTTCATCAACCTACCCTACTATAATAATGGTGACTCAAATAGGTATGCCATAGATAAAAATAATTCTAAACTATCAATTGAAGCATTTATAAAATTTGCCAATGAATCTAAAGTAGACAACGAAACTTTAACTAAACTTGTAGAAGAAGCTCATAGAAATGTATTACTAGGTACCAATGCAGAATTTAATGATGGTCCTCCATGTCTAGCTCTATGCTCTAAGTCTAAACTATCTGATGGTAGAGATCGATTTATGTATAACTATATGGTCTTTGCTAAAAAAAAATACAAAGATAAATGGCCTGATCAAGTATCAAAAGCAAACTATAGTTATCTAGAAGACCCTTGGGACAAAGCAAAACTAGATTCAAAATTAAAAGCATGGAAAGGAGATACAGCAGGACATACTTGCTATGAAGAACCTATAAAAGATAAATGTATGCGAAGTCTTTGTTATAAAAGACCCTTCGGTGTAAAATCAGATAGTATTTCCATATTTCCAGAGATTCAAGATTTTGAAATGATTGCTTATGCAGAACCTGAGTATCGATTTAATGTTATTATGCCTAGTGATGAGAATATCCAAGTTATTATACCTAATACCAAGTTAATGACTCGACAGAAAGAAGTACTAGATTTAATATGGCAACAGACTGGAACTTATTTTGAACCTTTAAAACTACCACAATTCAGGGCCAAACTAAATGAATGGAGAAAAAACGGTCAAAAAATTACCCCACCTAAAGGAACGCAACTAGACGACAGACTTGAAGAAGAATTATTTCAATTCTGTATTAATGGCCCACAGGCTAAACAAAGAAGCCGTCTTAATTTTGGATCATGTTTTACTGAGGAAGGGTTTCATTATTTTAGATTTAATTCATTTCTTGAACACCTAGGTAATGGATGGAAGATTCCAGAAGAAAAAATTGCACAAAAATTAAAAGACAAATGTTATGTTGAATTTAATTATTCATTCAACGTGGATGGCAAGACTCTTAAAGTTTGTAAAGTTAAACAACTACATATGGATAAAATAGAATATAAACCCGACGAAAGAAAAGGATCTAACTATTAATGGCTAGATATAAAGTAATAGGTCCACCAGGAACAGGAAAAACACGAAGACTTTTGAATGAAGTACATAAATATGTTCAAAAAGACATACCCCTAGATAAAATTGGATACTTTGCCTTTACTCGTAAAGCAGCAGGAGAAGCTCGAGAGAGATTTCTAGCTAAGAATGAAGATCTAACTAAAAAAGATATAAAGTATTTTCAAACTCTTCACTCTTTAGCTTTTAATAATCTTGGATTAAAAGAAGAAAATGTAATGCAGGAGGGTAACTATAAAGCTATTGGAGAAACCTGTGGTATTCAAATTAAATATGCAGCGCATGAAACAAATAATTTTAATGGAATTTTTTCTTCGGACAGTGAGTATCTAAGTTTAATTAATTTAGCGAGAGTAAAACAAATCCCTGTGGAAGATCAGTTTGATCTAAATGAACACCTAACTTGGATAACTAGAGAAAAGATTACTGCAATTGAAAAGGAAATAAATTATTATAAAAAAACATATGGCCTGATTGATTTTACCGACATGATTGCTAAGTTTTTAAAACAAGACAAATTAAAAATACCCCAATTTAAAGTTATATTTGTTGATGAAGCACAGGATCTTTCATTAATTCAATGGGCTATGATTAATAAAATAGAAAAAGATACTGGATGTGATGTGTGGATCGCCGGTGATGATGATCAAGCTATTTTTGGTTGGGCGGGTGCAGATGTAGATTCTTTTATTAAATGGAAAGGCCGAGAACTTTTATTAGATCAATCACAAAGGGTTCCAAGTTTAATCCAACAAAAAGCTTTAGGAGTTATTAATCGTATTTATTATAATAGAATACAAAAAAATTATTTACCAAAAGATATTCCAGGGAATATTTATCAACGATATAAGTTAAACGATATTGATATGACAAAAGGGGACTGGTTAATACTAACTAGAACTAAATCTTTATGGAAACCAATCCCTCCTTTTCTAAAAAGAAAAGGGTTATATTTTAATACAGTGGAAGGAAACAGTATAGGAAAAACTTTACATGAGGATATTCAAACCTGGCAGGAATTTAAACAAGGACTAACACCGCCGGAGATAAAAAGACAAAGACTAGAAGAAGTAACAGGAGAAAAAAACTTTAATATTAATCTTAGTTGGGATGCAGCGTTTAAAAATATTGCCCTTACTAAACGGGAGTACATGAGATCCATGTTAGATAATGAAGAAGACTTATCTAAACCTCCACGAATAAAAGTCTCTACCATTCACGGAGCTAAAGGCGGGGAGGCAACTAATGTAGTTTTATTTTTAAATCAAACGACGAATACTATCAAAGGGTCAAAAAAATCTCAAGCGAAAGAAGAAGAAGAATTTAGAGTTTGGTATGTAGGAGTTACACGAACGATGGAAAATTTATTTTTAATAAAATGTAAAAACAAAATGAAAGAATTTAAAATATGAGGTGTGTATATGTTATTTGTGAAAAAGAAAAAAAGTTTACGAGTAAAAAAAATAAATGTAACACTTTATATGTAGGCGAATCTAAAAATTTTGAAGAAAGAAAAAAAGCATATATAAAAAAGGACGATAATGAACTTCGTTATAGGCTTTGGAAGTATTTATTTCCTAAAAGAAAAGACTCTTTGTTAAAAAAAATTGTTCTTACTGAACATATTAAGTTTAGAACTATACAGTCCCCTAATTTTCAAAACGATGATTATAGAAAAGAAGTAGAAGGCTACCTTATTGAAAGACTTAGTCCATTATTAAATAAATCTAAAAGAGAGGGTAAATTTGAAAGAACTTTTAAAAAATTTAAAAAATCTTCTTTAACTTGGACAGATTACGAGGATGATTATACGGAGCATTTTTTCGAATGGTATGAGGATAGAACAGATATAGGCGATACCGACACCATTTACCATTGTAAAAAGAGGGACTGGTTCCTTAGAAATAGTGAGTTAGGACAAGAAGCAAGAGAAATAAATCGTAGTAAAAAATTTAACAGTTGGAAATGGAAAAACGAACTGCATCTTAAATTTGATTTATGGAGGACTGATGGAGAAGAATGGAGAAAGGGGCTAAAGTTTTGATATGATGCCACACACCATTACCAGTGACCTTGTTTTACTATCAATGATGACATTTTATTTTGGTATCAAACTATATTTATATTTTATATTATGAAAAATCCATACGATAAACAAATTGGCGGATCACATTATCGGAAATTTAAAATTCAGCCAAGTAAATTTGTAATTGAAAACGAGTTGCTTTATCCAGAAGGATGCGTTATAAAATATATCTTGAGACACAGATTGAAAGGAAAAAAACAAGATTTAGAGAAAGCAATTCACTTTATAGAAATGATTATTGAAAGAGATTATGGAGACCACACATATAAAAGTCAAGTCTTTGAATCAAAGGCAAAAAAATGAAAGAATTTAATGTATAATCCGCTACCACCAAGACTTACCATTAAATCTTCTTTAATTAGTGGATTAGGATTATTTGCAACAGCAGACATCGCACAAGGGACCAATCTAGGAACGACTCATATAAAAGTTGATGGTACAATTTTTAGAACTCCTCTAGGGGGTTTCATTAATTGTGATGAAAATGCTAATTGTGTTAAAATTGAAATGAGAACGGAAGGTTCTATTACAGACAAATGGAATTTAGTAACATTAAGAAATATTACTAGTGGAGAAGAGCTAACTTTAAAATATACATTCTACACTATTAAAAAAGATTTTTTAGAAGAAGCTGAGAAAGAGAAAAAAGAATTAGAAGAGTCTTATAAAGAATCAAGAAGACAAACCAAGGAAAGAAATACAGGCCCTTTGGATTCTTTTAGTGGCGACTTACAAAATAGTATTAAAGAATCAAAAAAACAAACCAAGGAGAGAACTAAATCATGATTGAAGCACAAACAGAATGGGTCAAGCCCGAAGAATTTCCAGACTTAAGACAAGCAAATACAATTGCAATAGATTTAGAAACACATGATCCAGATTTAAAATCATTAGGCTCAGGCGCAATAGTTGGAAGAGGAAAAGTGGTAGGGATTGCTGTCGCCGTTGATGGCTACTCAGGATACTTTCCATTCGATCATGAAGGAGGAGGCAACCTCGAAAAAAGTAAGGTAATTCAATGGTTTAGAGACGTTTGTGAATGTCCTGCCGATAAAGTTTTTCACAATGCAATGTATGATGTGTGCTGGATTAGAGCGCTGGGAATAAAAATAAATGGAAATATTTATGACACTATGATTGCAGCATCTTTAGTTAATGAAAATAGATTTCGATTCGATCTTAATAGTTTAGGTTGGGATTATGTTGGTCGAGGTAAAAATGAAACAGAATTAAAACAAATAGCAAAAGAATGGGATATTGATCCTAAAGCAGATATGTGGAGACTCCCTGCAATGTATGTAGGCAGGTATGCTGAACGCGACGCTGAACTAACTTTAGATTTATGGAAAGTCATGCAGAAAGAATTAAGCGACCAGGATCTAGGATCTATTTTTGAATTAGAGACTGATCTTTTTCCTTGTCTGGTTGACATGAGATTTCTTGGAGTGAAAGTGGACGTGAGCAAAGCTCATGAACTGAAGAGGCAATTAACATTACAAGAAGAAATGTTACTCCACAAAATAAAAAAAGAAACAGGACAAGACATTCAAATATGGGCAGCAAGATCCATTGCCAAAGTTTTTGATAAATTAAATTTACCATTCGAACGAACTGAAAAAACCAAAGCTCCATCATTTACAAAAAATTTCCTTTCCTCTCATGAACATCCTTTAGTTAAGATGATAGCAGAAGCAAGAGAAGTAAACAAGGCTCATACTACTTTTATAGATACAATTATTAAATATGAACATTTAGGTAGAATTCACTCAGATATAAATCAAATTAGATCTGATAATGGTGGAACAGTAACTGGAAGATTTTCATATTCAAACCCAAATTTACAACAAATTCCTGCTCGTAATAAGGACTTAGGTCCACTGATTAGATCCCTTTTCGTTCCAGAATCAGGTTGCGAGTGGGGATGCTTTGACTACAACCAACAAGAACCAAGACTTGTAGTCCATTATGCATCCCTTGATCAAGACGCGAGCGTCTTTAATGTTAAGAATGCCTACAACGAAGGTGACGCAGACTTCCATACTATTGTTGCTAAGATGGCAGACATCCCGAGACTACAAGCTAAAACAATTAATCTTGGATTATTTTATGGAATGGGGAAAGCAAAACTTCAGGCTGAACTTGGAGTATCAAAAGAAAAATCGGAAGAACTTTTTTCTCTTTACCACAACAGAGTACCTTTTGTTAAAAGTTTAATGAAATCAGTTTCCAATAGAGCTCAACAACGTGGTCAGATTAGAACTTTACTTGGAAGACTTTGTAGATTCCATTTATGGGAACCAAATAGTTTTGGTATGCATAAAGCATTACCATTTGAACAAGCAGTTCAAGAACATGGGCCAGGTATTAGAAGAGCATACACTTACAAAGCTTTAAATAAATTAATTCAGGGAAGTGCGGCCGACATGACTAAAAAATCTATGTTAGACCTATATAAAGAGGGTATTATTCCTCATATACAAGTACATGATGAACTGGATATTTCTGTAGAAAGTGATAAACAAGCAAAACGTATAATTGAAATTATGGAATCTGCGGTTGACCTGGAGATACCTAACAAGGTAGACTATG